CTTTAGTCTTCCATGTATTTGCCAGCGATCCAGAGCGCGACCGTTCCGGCGCCCAGCGGACCGATGGCCACGATGGCGATCAGTATGGCCACAATCAGCACTTCCATGGTGTCCTCCTTAGCTGAGCAGCTTGTTGACCTTGGCCTGCACCCGGGCGTAGTCATAACCGGCAGCAGTCAGGCGGGCCTTGCGGTCCGATCCGTTGCCCCACTTCCCGGCAATGACTTCCTGGGCCAGCTCGTCGATGGACTTGCTGGATCCGCTGACCAGGGCGTTGACTTTGCTCTGCACGGCGTTGTAGTCGTAGCCCGCCGCCGTGAGCCTGTCCTTGCGCTCCTGGCCATTTCCCCAGGATCCGGCCAGGACTTCCTTGGCCAGTTCGTCCACGGTCTTCTTGGCCGGTTCCGGAGCCGCCACCAGCTGATTGACGCGGGCCTGCACGGCGTTGTAGTCATAACCGGCAGCAGTCAGGCGGGCCTTGCGGTCGTCGCCGTTGCCCCAGACGCCTGCCAGGACTTCCTTGGCCAGCTCCTCGACGCTCTTCCTGGCGCTTCCGGAGCTCTTGCCGTACTTCGGCTTGGCGTAGCCCCGGATGTTCCCGTGGCCGATCTTGCGGGTGGTTCTGCCGACCACGCCGCCGTTGATGTTGCCCTCGATCGCGGTGATCATGCCGCCGCTGACCTTCTCGACGATGCCGATGTGATCAGAGAAGCCGTCGTTCGGCTGGGTGTTGTCGTCCCAGTTGTAGACGATCAGCCAGCCAGGCTCCGGTGTGACGGTGCCGTCCTCCTCCCAGACCCCGGCCTTCTTGAAGAGCTTCACATGCTCCTCGACGCCGCACTCCGGGCCGCCGATCAGATCGACCGCGCCCAGCTTGATGAAGGCAGCCGAGACGGTAGTGTCGCAGAAGGCGTCCTGGTAGCTGACCTTGTAGCCTCTGGCCCTTGGCGTGTAGCTGTTGTAGGTGTCAATGATGACGTGATGCGTCCCGGCCGAGCGGCTGAGCCCGATCCAGGAGCGCATGACGGCCAGCACGTCCTCAGCTGTCACGCCCTTGACCGCAGTCTCCGGAACGGTGACGGGCTTGCTGGTGTTGCGCTGAGAGCAGTCCACGTTCCCGCTGATGCCCGGCACGCTGCCCTTGCTGGTGTACTGCCAGATCAGCCAGTCGCCGCTGTAGCTGAGCTTGCTGGCCCACTGAGCGACCCACCAGGAGAACGGCAGCTGTGAAGCGTCCAGGCGGCTCTTGATCCAGCTGGTCGAAGCATAGACTCCGGCCGGGATCCCGTTCGCCTGGAGGCGTTCGCAGATGATCCTCAGGAAGCGCGTCCGGTCGGCCTTGCTGAGCTGATCAGAGCGGCCCTTGCCGCTGCCTTCGGCGTATTCGCTGTCCAGGAAGATCGGCAGCACGAACTTCATGCCCTTGGCTTCCCGGATGATGAAGTCCGCCTCCTCGATGGCTTCCGCGTCCGTGATGGACGTCGGGAAGAAATAGAGGGAGAAGGGGATGCCGAGAGCCTCGCAGGCGGCTCTGTTTTCCTTGTACTTCGTGTCGTAAACGATCCGGCCGTTGCCATAGCCACGGTAGCCCAGCCGGATGATGGCGGCCTCGATGTTGCCCGAGACCGCCTTCCAGTTGATCGTCCCCTGAAAAGCGGAGACGTCAATGATCGGTTTCACTGATCCGTGCCGTCCTCGGGCTTGTTGCCCGCGTCAGCGAGACCCTCGCCGAGTACATAGCCGATTACCGTGGCTCCGGCCATGATGAGGGCGGTGATCTGCTGGGCCGTGTTCTCCCCGCCTCCCAGGGCGACGATCAGCATGGCCACAAACGACGCGATGCTGAGCCAGAACTTCCGGCTCGTCAGCTTTCTGATCCAGTCAATTTTCTGCATGTTTCTGTCCTCCTTTATTCCTTGTGCAGTGGTAGCTTCTCGACCTCCGCCATGATCCGCTTGGCCGTCCCGTTGCCTCCCAGTGCGGCGTAGGGCTTGTAGAGGTACTCGTGCAGGTTCTCGTATTCGTCCTGGGTGATGTAGCCGCGCTCGATGTACGAGGCGCCCAGGTAGACGATCCGGTCATGCCCGAGGCCCATGAGCATGTCGCTCTGGAGCTTCTCGGCCGCGCTGCTTTTGTCCTTCTTCAGGTCGTGCCGCTGGATCAGGTAGAGGATTATTGAACACGCCCCGCTGGATGTCAGGGCGGTCAATACAGCGATTAAAATGGTTTCGTTCATTCTGTTGCCCTCCTATGGAGAAGCTCCGGAGCTTTACGCTTCCGGAGCTTCCTCTTCTTCGTTTTCTACCACATAGGGCTGGCCGGTGATCTCCTCGTATTCCTCCGGAGTGATCCAGGGGTTGCTGGTCGGATGGGTCACGGCGTTGTAGACGCGGGCCTCGTTCCAGACTCCCGCGTTGTAGTACTTCTTCACCTTTGCGAAGTTCTTGCTGTGTGTAGTGTTTGCCATGGTCTTATACCTCCTCCAGATTAATGTCGGCCATCATCGCGATGTATTCGATGTTGGCCTGGGTCTTCATCTCAGCGAGCTCCTGAGCAGTCAGGTCGCGCAGGATGAACCAGTAGTTCGCCCCGACCTTCGTGATCTGGACGAGCTCCATGTTCTCGTGGACCTCCTCGTGCTCGCCGTCGCTGATCGTCACTGTGCTGAGGTTGTCGGTGAAGACGTCCTCGGTGATCTTCTTGCTGCTGATGTAGTTGTTCCCATTGAGGCCGAGCCCCTCCAGGGTTGTCCCATCAGCCAGCGTAATCGTCCATGTCCTTTTTTCCATGTTGGTCTCCTTTCAAACAGTTGATAGAATAGCAGGCTTAGGTTGCTGATCTGCTGGCGCGACATACGCCTCCAGTTTCCGCCCAGCCAGGACTTGAAGGAGTTCTCGATCTCCTCGTAGGTCATGGCCCCAGCTTCGAGCTTTCGCTTGTAGGCCTTCAGCTTGCGGCGCTCTCTGGTGACGCTCTTCGGGTTGATCTTTCGGATCACTCTGCCGGTCTCTGTCAGAGAGTAGCCGATCTGTAGGTAACGATAGAAGCCGGACAGCTTGCAGATCCGTGTCTTCTTTTCGTTGATGATAATGCCGTACTCCTCGGCGATCTGCTTCACGCCTTCCAGGACAGCCTGAAGGAGCTCCTTGCTGTCACTGATCACATGCGTGTCGTCGGTGTATCTGCCGAAGAGCTGGCAGCCCATCACGATCGAGATGTAGTTGTCGATCCGGTACGGGTGGATGATGCCGACGTCCTGGGAGACTTGGTTCCCTATGTCGACGCCCTTCCTGAGCATCTTCTCGCCGGTCAGTGCTCCCGGGTCCACGAAGCGGTTCATCGTCGGGTCGACCTTGCCGTGATAGAGTTCCGCGATCTCTTCATCAGAGAAGCGGGAGACATCCAGCTCGAAGGTCTTGAAGATGTCACCGATCAGCTCCATGGCCACGTCCGCGACGTCTGGATCCTGCTCCCTTCGGATGAAGTAGTCGAGGGCGGCGAGGATCGGCGTGTGCCGTATGTTGCCATAGTAGCCGGAGAAGTCGATGAAAAGCACCCAGCCGTCATTGCTGCCGGTCTTCATGTAATAGTGGTGCAGATCTTCCTCGAAGTGCCTCCGGTGGAAGCTGACGCCCTTGCCCTTCTGGCTCGCGCTGTTAGTATAGGCCAGATACTTGTGGATCGACGGGCTGATCACCTCATCGCATAGCAGATGATTGATCGCCTTGTCTCTCATGATGTTGCTGGTGATGTACCGGCTGTGGCCCCGCTCATTGATCGGGAACTTCGCGCCGGGTGCCGGTTTGTAGGTGCCGTGCATGATCTCGTCCTGGATCTTCGCCGTCTGGAGCAGCTGGGTCATTTCATACAGTTGGGTCTTGTACTTGAAGCGGCTGCCCTTCAT